ACTAAGCAAACAAAATCCCAAAGCAAATGAAGTTAACATTTATGATTATTCGTAATGCGCCCCAAGTGATTGGAGCCTTAACTATTGCTGGCCTGGGTCTCGCCGCCCTCATGAAGTTTATGCATTTCAGCATGAAAACGTGTAGGGTCCCGTGGAATACAATACGCGATTGGGCGTCTTGGATTCTGGCGATAGGGGCTATTGATTCAGATATACCCTCTGATACAATACGGCCCGCGCTTACGGGTGCAGATTTGACGGCAGTCAAATCGTTCGATGGAGCACATACACACCCCGTATCAGCATCATTTAGATCAGTGGTAAATGATGCAATGACGACTATAGCAGAGGTAGCAGGCAGACAAGCATACTACTATCAAAAGTCGGCAGCCGATGTGAGACACAATCACGCTGGTTCGCGAAGTTATTATTGGGTCAAAGACTTAAATGTCGATCCAGAACCGTTCAATCCTGTAACAGAATTGGGCGATAAGTGTATATTATGTGTTGTTGACGTTGACATGTACATGGATATGCCAACTTTTATATCAGATAATTTTCAACCGTACTTGTTATATACAGTACAACCTTCAGTAGTAGCACGAAATACTAAAGAATATGCTTTTACTTTCAATGAGAATAATGAAATGGTATATAAAGTAACAGGTGGTGGTAGTTTCACACATATGGTGTGGAATTATAGTGTAGACAATATATTTGTTGAGACAAAATTTATGGGAGTCGCGATGCATGCGGCCTCATATTTGGTTGATCGCAGGTATATTGATGATGATCACGCCATCGTACTCTTAAGTCCATTGAAAGAGTGGCATTTTCCTTACTCAATAGTAGCCTCATATACATTGGGAGGACGCACGCTGGAGAGGTTAAAACCCGTCGTAGACAAATTTTTACGAATGCAGGTTCATAAGACGGATGGAATGTACATGTCGACAGGAAAAGTCAATGAATACATATGCGCTAATACTAAGTCTGAGATAGACTCTTGTTTACGTATTGTTACGGAACGAGGTAAATTGGAATTGAGTCTACCAGCTGTTCGCTCATACTATGATGAGAAAGATAAAGCACCAGTGTTGGTGGATTATCATAGGTCACAAATAGCGGACAAGCCTCCGTATGTTACCAAACCAGAAGAGGCTATAATAACTTACCAGTATGATTTGGATAAGTTTGATCCCGAAGCCAAACCACTTGTAGAACCCTTTATGCCACCATTAATAAATGGTGGGTGCTATGTTCCAATGAATACAGAATCTAATGAAATAGCGTGTCACAAATATAGGATATTAAAAGCTAGAACACGCACGCGCGTGACGCCTTGGTTGAAACAAAGGATGATAGAGTATATCAACTTTATTGTAACTAAGAAGCATAGACACCAATTAGATCCATTTGGATTACACGATTGCAGCAAATTTGAAGTTGAGCCAGGACATATGTTCCCAACTGATGATGAGGATGTCGCTGATAGACAGGACCGACCTTCACAAAAGAGAATAATAGAAGAAGCATCGTGGATGGCACAAGCAGGTGAAAGAGCTGAAATGTTCCTGAAGAAGGAACCATATGCCAAAGTCACTCCACCACGCCCGATTAATGTTGGCGATGGTGTAACCAAGGTTGAGTATAGTAAATTTATGTATACTGCAGCCGAATATCTGAAAACGCAAAAATGGTATGCTTTTGGACTTACACCAAAAGCTGTGGCAGCAAAAGTGGCATTGATCTGTTTACGAGCTAAATATGGTATAGCCTTAACAGATCTATCAAAATGGGACGGACATGTATCAGAAGTATTTAGGGAATTGGAGCGCATGTATATGGATGCCTTATTCTTAATTACTTATCACAATGTATTGAAGGAATTGATGGGTCGTCAATACAATAGATTTATCGTTGGAATGCTAGGATTACGTTATTGGAGTGAACTAGAACGATTATCAGGCTCGCCTGAGACCGCTTGTTTCAATAGTTTAGACAACGGTTTCATAGCATATTTAGCATTGTATTTGGATTTGAATAATGCTGAATTGGCTTTTGAACAAATGGGTATATATGGTGGTGATGATGGATTAACACCAGATGTATCCGAGCAATCATATAAGAAAGCCTGCACCATGATAGGGCAGGACTTAACATGGACATATGTTAAGAAAGGTGCGTATGGAGTCAAATTTCTAGCGAGAGTATATGTACAAGATGTGTGGTATGGCAACGAGAATTCCACATGTGATCTTGCTAGGCAATTGTCCAAGTTGCATGTTTCAGTGAAGTTGCCAACGACTGTGTCCCCGTTAGACAAATGTCTAGTTAAACTTGAAAATTTACGGCTTACCGATCCCAATACTCCAGTTATACAAGATTTATTATATGTAGCTGGATGCCTCACAGCATATTCAGATGATGAGGGAGAAGATCATGAGAACCCTATAGAGCAAAGATCATTGTTACCATATGTGCACATTGATGATCAATATATTTTGCAGTTGACATCATATTGGGCCCGTTTTGAGGCCACTGTTCAGTACCCAAATGAGTTAAGTCAAACAGATAGAGCGAACATAATAAACTTAACTTTTGGACAGTCACATCCATATGATCTGATTTTTACTTGGTCACAAAATACAGTTGATGAATTTGTATCCAAAAATCAACACACAAAAGTAATTACAGATGCTCTGTTACACATGCCAACTATCTTTGAGTTTGAAGAAAAGATAGTTGCGCCAGCCGAAGAAAACATTGTCGTCGGGGACGACGTTATAGAAGGTAAAGATCATTTGTATCCAGATGATAAACCTACAAACATTGAAGCAGAACTTGTATCCAATACTGTTAAGCCTGATGTTGCTGTTAGCAGCAATATTGTACTTAAACCACAAAGCAGTACTCCAATCCAAGGAGATGCTAGTGGGCGTAGAAGCAATGCTCGAGGGCCTCGAGTTGCAACTAGCCCGCCTCCGCAGCCAGCAAAGCGCGGAAGAGGTGGTAAACGCGGTCGTGGGCGAAATGAATCAAGAAATATTGATCCGCCAAGCACTACGAGCCGAACTACTACGGCTATATCCACAGTTTCAGAACAGACACCCCGTGGACGCAAACCAGGTCAAAGTACTAGGACCTCTCACTCTG